GGCGGAATTGTCCCGGCCTAGACTCTTTTGGTACTGGTATGAGCCCATCTGTTCCGACAGGGACGTGGGCCCTTCGCTATTAGCCATTGCTCGGCCACCCAGTTCGATGCAAAGGCCCTTCAGGATAGTTGGCACCGGGTCAAGTGCCGCAGCCCAATCATCGTCTTTCAGCGCGGCATCGGCGATGGAGGCCGTGGCAAGCGCCAGGAGCATGTCAACTGCGTCTTCCTCCGCCGTCGTAAACGTTTTGCCCTGCCGGGTCGCTACGTCCTCAACGGTTGCGAATGTTGCGCTGCCAGAAGTGGTGTAACGAATCGGGTCAGAATCAAACGTGGCACCGTCACCGTCCTGCCACCTGATCACATACCAGCCATCGGCCTGGGTCGCCAGTGCGGTGGTGAAGTTTCTTGAGGTTGGCGCGGAAGGGTCCGAATCAACCGGAGACAAGGCAATCGTGTCAATCGTCGTGTAAGAACCCGCCTCCGACGAAGCCTCACGAATCAGAACGGAAGTGAACGGTTCCGCGTCATACCTTTTCGGCGGGGTGAAACCCTCAAACGTTCTTGTGAAAGGCATCAGCTCACCGTTCCATTCTCTCCGCGTGATGAACGACCAATGGCTTCCTGCGCGTCCGTCCCTGCGAAATCCTGGCCCGTCGCACCCTGCGGGCCCTGCTCACCCCGAATGTCATCTGCCGTGAGAGTGCGTGTAACGCCACCCTCCTCAACAAGAACAGGTCCGGTATAGCTGATCTCAGGCATAAAGAATTAGCGGGCACCCCAGCCCGAAGACCAGGGTGCCCAACCAATTACGAGGAATAGCCGCCCAGATTGTAAATGCAGGCGTGCTTCTTCTCATTGCCGTACTCGAGGCCGATCTCGCCATACAGCTGGTAGCTGTCAGACGCGCCAGTCTTCGCAAGCTGTTCCACGAAGAAATGTCCCTTATTAGGAACCTCAAGAAACACGGGCGACAGATCCTCTAGCGAGAGAATCAGAACCACATCAGCCGGAACATGCCGGTTCAGCATCACATTCAGAGTGCCGAAGTCAGTCTCAATGGACTGAACCTTGACGCCACCAACCGTATTGTCCTGCCAACGATAACCGTCCGTGGCATTCACGAACTGCTCAGTGAGAGCACGCTTCTGAGTCGAGTTGCACATCAGGGTGCGAGTCTCGGACTCCATGATGCCGCCATTGTCATAAGCGTCCTGCATGACATCAAGCACATCAGCCTTGACCAGCGGGGTATCCCCGGCGTTCAGAACGTTAGTGTCGATCGCGTCAATCAGACCACGGGTACGACGAGCAGTCGAGTTGTTCGCCGGCTCATTGAACGTGCCAGTGATGAACGTCTTCTCAACGTCACGCGCAACCTGCTTGATATGCAGACCGAGCTGATGATTCACCTCATCGGTAACAGGGTTCGAACCGGTACCAGCCTCGCCATACGGATGGCTAGAACCATTCGCGGCGATCTGCCCGATAGCGGCCTGCTTCGTGTATGAGATCTCCAGAGCTTCCTGATGGATCTCAAGCACGTTGCGGACATTCGCACGGACACGTGCCGTGGCGGTCGGGGCCGCAGCACCCTCAAGGCGCTGACGGGCGTCATCCGCATCACGCAGATCCTCGGTCTGCCAGCTCCACACAGTGCTGTCAGCCGACTTGCCGCCAGTCAGACCGCCAATAGCGGAAAGAAGCGGGGTGTCCTGGGGGGTGAGATTGAAAAGCTCACCAGTGTAATTAGGGAGATCAAAAGTATCGCCCATTCCTGTAATACCGGCCATTTGTGGCCTCCTTGATCAGTGATTTAGACCTTGGACGCGACGATCCGTAGCGCCTTAAGGTCCATTGCTTTGCGGTAATCGCCCGCTGCTTCCGCCTCACGGATCTGCTCATTGAGATCCTTCGGGGTTACAGGGGTGCGAGCGCCGCCATCACCGGGAGGGGGCGTTTCTGCAGGTGTCGACACCTGCGACTTGAACTGTTCGGCATCAGCCTCCAGTTCTTCACGGGACTCCCCAACAAGCCGGTGAGCGGCATTGAGGGGAATGCCCTGAGCGACAGCAACTTCACGCTGAAGTTCCTTATGCTCAAGTTCTTTGGCGCGGGCCTCAGCGGCCTCAGCGCGGGACCGTTCAGCCTCAAGGGCTTCCTGGCGTTTCTCTTCCTCAGACTTCTGAGCGTCCTCGTACTCCTTGACCTTCGCCTCAGCAGCAAGACGGGCGTCACGTTCAGCCTTTGCCTTGTCACGTTCGGCCTTGATCGCGTTACTTACCGCGTCAGGGTTTTTCGCCTGCGCCGCAATCTCCGCAACCTCAGGTTCAGCATTGGGTTCCACGACCGGTTCGGCCACAGGGGTCTGCTCGCCCGCCGGGGGCGTGTCAACTACGGGGTCCATTCGAATGGCTCCTTATGTAGGCGCTACCGAAGCGCCGTAGAGGGTTACTACAACTTGGTGAAATGCTGGTCCGGATCACCAAGGATCGGCCCCAACTCACCATGATCATTCACCTTCACTCCATCGGGAATGGAGGCTTTATCGGCATTGAACTTTGCCAGGTTGTTGCGATTAGCGAACCCGCGTGTGTAAACAACAGGTTCAACACCACAACCACAAAAATTATGTATCGGCATTGGGTCCTCAGTCCTGAACTGAGCCCCATCCAGAAGCAGGCAATACTCACAAGCACCCGGGTCGGCAACGCGCTGATAACCGGCTATTGCCGGGTCAATCTCACCCACCGCTTTCAGGGTGTCCCGCATCGCCAACTGAACATCAGTCGCCGCAGCAGACGTCGCTCGAGCCAACCCAACATTCACTGCTTCCACATACGGACGGCCCTGAGACAATCCCTGCCACACATGAATGAACGGGCGGGTGTAAACCTCTTCCGGGTCCGTACCGCCCCTTGCCGCCTTACCGATCAGCTCCGCAGGGTCAACGCCCTGAACAGGGCGATCCAACGCTGCCGTCAGATAAGCCTCCGTCAGCGCGACCTCCTGACGTTGAGCCGCCAAAATCACCGGAAGTACCTGCGACAGCCACTGATCAACCGACGGACGGTCATAGTTCGGCAAAGAACCCCAAATACGCCTAACAGCGGCGTCCGTGGAAGCCCTAAGCCGCTGATTCAGCAGTATCTGACGATCCGCCAGAGCCATTCTCAACCTGGTTAGACGCGTTCAGATCCGTAGAGGTGTTGTTCACCCCGAAAACATCATTCTGCAAGCCTTCTTCGACCAGCATCCGCTTGAAACGACTGATCTCCTGCGGTGAATACCCCGCATCCGACCAAAGCTGCTCCTTCGGAACCCCAATCGCAAGTTTCTTCACCAACGAATCAATGTATTCCGACTCCGAACGAGCCTCAGACGGAGCCCACACCACCTCAGCGGACATGTCACCCGCCTTCTCATCATCCATCCACGCGAAAGCGAGCCTCACGGCCTCCTCAAGCGACTCCCCAAACGACGTTTTCTTGCCGTTCACCTTCGACGCCAAACCAGCCTCAGCGGCCTTCAGGGCATCACCAGACACATTCGTGATCTGGCCCAACAGATAATGCGGCGGCGTGCGTGTCCGGGCAGCAAGCGACTGAATGCGCTGCTCGATAGCGCCCGTGTAATTACTCAGATCCGTCGCAGTGAACTCACCAAACTTGACGTTCTCCCCATCACCAATCCAAAGCCTGTCAACAGCCGCCTTGAACGGCTCCTGGGGATTCCCGTCCTCGTCCTCAGGAACCTCAAGACCCGTCGCCCAACGCTGCTTGAACGCCGCCACCTCAGACGAAACCATTTCGTCCGCAAGAAGCTTGTTGATCTGATCAACCGTCGAAATGACATCAGCCTGATCAGAACGACCAAGCCCAACGTGAGCATTCGGGTTGATGCCGTGCGGCAACGCAGAAATAGCAGCAGGCGGCAAACTCGGCAACATTTGCGGGTCATTCACCAACGGAACAACCGGAACAACACCAAGCCTGTTCTTACCGGCCGGACGCCGTACCTCCCAGCCCTTCTTTCCGCGCTTGAAATAGTGGATCTCGTCTGGCAGGTAGAGAGTCGCGCAAACAGTGCCGTCCTCTTCCTCCCACCTTTTCAGCGCAGCAGCCCTCTTACGACGATCCCCAGCCTTCCGGGCAACAATCATCTGGGACGGATGCTCAACCGTGATCCGGGGAACCTGCTTCTCCGAGCTTCGCTTGAAGAACTTGCCGAAAATACCTTTCGGTTTCTCCTCCTCGGCCGGCCACACCAGCAAATACGACTCACCATGCTTCGCGGCCTCCGAAAAACCCAACGGAGCATCAGCATCAAGCAGATTTTCCTGCCAGATCCGCCACGCCTCCGAATCACCCTCCTGCGTGCCACCAAACCGGAAACCCTGCGGCTTCAATCGCTCAACTGACGCCCCGATGATCAACGGAATCCAGTTATCCGAGATCGCGGCAAGCATCTGCGCGAACGCCTCCCGATACGTACTCGAGGCAAACGTCAGCTTGTGCCGACCGGCAAAATAATCCTCATACAGCCGCACAAGGCTCTGACGGGCGTTCATTTCAGACTCAAGTCGATCAACCCACCACAACGGTGAGCCAGCATCAGCGACAGGCGCTGTCTCATCAACCAGACGAACTTCAACCGCCTGGGAAGGTGGAGTAACAGACATAAACGCTCCTTAGAGCTAGAAAGTAATCAGACGGCCCTTACGCTTCTTCTTAGGCTCACCGTCAGCAATAGCATCACCACGCGCCCTCCACGAAAGAACCGCGCACATAGCAAGATCAATCTTGTTGACAGACTTGGCCCCCTCCTTACCAATCATCCAAAGGAACTTGCCATCGTCATCACGCATGTTCGTTGGCCGTCGGATCGCATTCCCAACATGCCGAACCAAATCCTCATTACCGTCATGGCTCATCACGGACGAACGCATATCGGTCTTAAATTCCCGCAACGCAAACGCCATCTTCTTGCGCTGATTCGTCCACCACGCAACAACCCGATCATCGCCAAACTTGCCCATCCAACGATCAACCGCTTCCTGCCAATACGGCGGATCGCAATACATGCGCCACACATCCCACTGCTTGAAAATGAAATCAACCGTGTCATCAACCTCAAGTGCCCGTTCCCGGCTCGGTCAGCGTGTTACCTATGTTCCCCAGGACGAAACCGGTCTTTGGGATGAACCGTCCGGAATGATCAAGGTTGCGGAGACGCAGCGGCGTGGTCTTTCGGGTATGGGTGGTCGTGCGGAGGAAACCACGAATGCGTATGACCCTGGTCAGGGATCGGTGGCTCAACGGACGGCGGAGGCTGCCGCCAAAGACATTTTTCGGTTTCATCCCTTGCCACCGGAGGAACTTGACTATGCGGTCAAGGCTGACCGGGAGAAGATTCACGAGGTTGTGTATCTCGGATCGAAGTGGGTTGATCTTGATGCCATTGAGGCTGAGGCCGCTGAGATTCTTGAGAATGATCCGGGCCAGGCGGAGCGGTTTTATGGCAATCGGATTGTTGCGGGTGAGGCGAAGGCGTTTGATCTTGAGACGTACAAGTCCTTGGCTGTTTCGGGAACAATCGAACCGGGCAGGCTCGTAACGGTTGGCTTCGACGGGTCGCTGTATAACGACGCGACCGGCCTGGTTGTGACGGATGTGGAAGCGGGGCATCAGGTTGTTGCTGGGGTTTGGGAGCGGCCCCGTGATCTCCCACCAGACACATTCGTGATCTGACCAAGCAAATAATGAGGCGGGGTACGAGTACGAGCCGCCAACGACTGGATACGCTGCTCAATC